ATCTGGATGATTTTCATTGTATAATGTGTAATCAATTTCATCATCACCTAATGCAAATTGAGTAATTCGAAAAGAACCATCATTTCTTGATAGTAATTCTCTTCCTCTTCGTGTTAAAATAGCATCTACTGTTACTGATGAATTGTCTAAATATCCCATATTAATTGTATTTTGTTATAAATATATACTTTTTTTGTTTTATTCAATATTTTTTGGTAAATATTTTTGATTATAATTTTTCCACCACTTATCTCCATAATAAGTAAGTATTTCTTCGTCTTTTTTTATTAATTTAACTGATGTGAAAATAAAAATATTATTTTTTTCATCTGTTTCCCATTTAGCATTATTTTCATTTAGTATTTTAGATGAATTATAAATACATCCAAATCCTAATGGTAATACATTAAATTTAAAATTACCTTTTTCGGGCCATCTAAAAAGATAATCAGCATTATAGGGGTTACGAGAAGGTTGTACTATATAAAAACACTCTTCTATTAATTCATCTTTTTTAATATTTTCTTTAGCAAATATACCATATCCATGAATAGGTGATTTTCTAACTCCTATTTTTTCATTAACGTATAACCTTTTTACCATTTATCTTTTAAATTTGTTTCATATTAACATCTATTATATTATAGTTTACTGAGTAATAACCATTAGGTTCTTTAATTACTGCTTGATTAAATCCTAATTTTATTAAATCTTGGGCCATAGTTCCTATATAAGTATTAGGTTTTCCTATATAATTAAATTTATATATTGGTATACCAGATGGGGATTTTTTTAAATAAATTATATTTTCCTTTAATCTAATATCTGATTTTGATAAGATATTATCATTACCCCCATCATCATCAGAATACCCTGTATCATTATCAGGAGCTTGAGAGAATCCTATACCAGTTTCTTCATTAATAAATGTTGTAGTACCACCTTCATTGGCAAAAGAGGTAAAACCTGTTTCAGATAATTCTTCTGGGGAAAGTGAACTAAGTTCATCAATACTTAAAGAGAAAGATGATAAATCTTCCTGTAGTTCTTCAGCTATTTGTCTAGTTTCTATACCCTCTACTTGAGCTTGTGTAGCTTGATCTAAAGCCTCACGAGATGTTACATTACCTAAATTAGCTATTCTTAAAGCATTTTCAGATTGTAGTCTGATTCCTGATGTTAATTCTTCAACACTTGACCCTTGAAAACCTATTCTTCCTGAAGCTAATCTTCTACTACTTGCTTGTTGAGAAGATCTAGCATTAACTGATTGTACAGCCCCACCTAAACCAAATTGTGCAGTTGCACCACCTTGAGCACCTAATCCAGCATTTCCTAAATAAACATTCAATGATTCTTTAATTGCAGGATGTAAATTATCTGGTATTATAACGCCACCATTTCCTACACCCGCAGGTGCTTCTGTGGTTAAATTGAAATTTAAATGTATATTGTTGTTGGTTTTTTTCTCTCTAAATAGTATAAATTCTTCTTTTCTTTCTCCCGTTGTTGATTCGTAATTCCCCGTAAATGTTGAACCATAACGTCCTGTGGTTTTTATTGAAAATTCATTATTACTTAGATTAATATTACTACCACTGTCCTCTAATTCGTGTATGTCAAATGCTTTAATTATATTTTTTTGATTCAATAAACCTATTCCTTGATTTCCTTTATCAAAACTAATATAATATGAATCTTTTTTATTACCTAACCTACTACTTAATCCAAAGAAATATCCTTCCATTGAATTTATACTAGTAGAATCACCAACATGGTTTATAGTAATAGCTGTATTACCTTCATTAAGGGTACCCTGAGACCCCGAAGCTCCTGTTTGACTTATAAACCACTCTTCTACATTAGGGTTAATATATAACCTCCCATTATCACTTAATTCATAGTCAAATTGACTTTCTCCTGATGATGCATGTACTTCTGTGCTAGTAGCTGAAGCATCTTGGAAATATGAGGCTGCGGGGGTAAATTCTCCCTTATTATATCCTACTATGTATTTTGATTTAACAAAACCATTATTAACATTATCAAAAAATCTTACACTACAAGAATTAAAGAGTGATAAATCAGTTTTAAGTAAAGTATCAAAATAATGAAAACTAGGATCTTCTTTATCTGTTCCAGGTTCTATTTGAGAAAAATCTCTAGGATTTCCTATAGTAAAAGTTACAGCCCTATCTATTTTAAAATTTACTGCTCCTATTATTTGTTTATCAGGTAAGGTTTGTTCAAATTCATCTGTTGAGGGGTAAAATACTCCTGCATTAACACCAAAAGAATTATTAGCTTGATTAAATACATATACTGTTTTTGTATATTGTTCTATAACAGGTTCTTTTCCATAAGTAACATCACCAGGAGTAAATTTATTTATTTTAGCTGATGTTAATTTAGTACCTTTATAACGACCCCTTTTCCATCCTTCTCTTTCAAATTCGGAATCATTCATTTCTACGGTGTATGATTTATCTCCTATAGCCATTAAAGTTCTTCTGTTTTAGATGTTATTGTTCTAAAGTATTTTTTACTAGTTCTACTACTTATTACATTATTTAATAGGGGTAAGCTATTATTGTCAAATGATACATATTGACTTTCTGGGGTTATACTAAAATCTACTTCAGTTAATAAATTTTGTCCACTTAAATTAAAATCTGATGTTTCAGAATTAGGGTCTAAATCATACGTTATTTCATAATTATTGTGTTTTTCTATTCCTGGTAAAGTTGAGGGATTAGCAAATTTAGATCTTTCTAAGTAATGGGGTTCAATTAAAATACCCGTTTTTAAATTTGATTTAGCAGGTACCATACTTTCTATCATTTTAAATAAAGTGTGGTCAAATTGTTTAGTTATATTAATAAAATCAGTGTATTTAAATCTACCCATTGGCTTTTTAAAATACTCATTACTTAAAGTTTTTAAATCAGGGTAGTTGTTTTCACCTATATGAGTTGGATCCCCAATATAATCATCTAATCTAAATGATCCTAAGTTATATATTATATCCTTATTTATTTCAAATGAGGGTGAAAAATAAACTCCTAAATCATGTGAGTCTGTAGGTTGTCTGTCTAAAACTGATGTTTCAGTTTTTATATCATATGATAAAATATTATCTTCTACTTCACCACTGTCAAGTCTAACTTTTTCACTTGTCATTGCTTTTCCTACTGTGTCCGGTGTAGTTAAATGATGGGTTTCAGTAGAACCTAAAAAACGTGATAAAATCATGTTACTAGTAGTACTTCCTAAATAATCTACATCTATATTAGGATGATAACTTTGACTATTTTGTTGGAGATTTCCACCTAAAGGTAATCTTAAAACTAAATTATTATATGCTGATGATGCACTATTTCCACTATACATTGGGGGGACAAGTGCGTGTTTTTGTAAAGTGCTGTCAGTAAGTAATTCGCCATAATAATATTTTATTTCTCTTAAAGAACCTGAATAGGGAGAATTTCCCACTACATTAGTACTACCAAAACTAGATATTCCCCCAAAATAAGCGTATGGGGCTCCCCCTATATGTTTTGCACTAGCTGAATAAGGATCACCAAATGTTAATGCTCTGTTTGCTTCAGTTTGTGAACTTTGAGTAACATATTTATTTATAGTCTTTAAATGATTAGCTTGATATGCCCCAAATTTAATGTCTGCACTACTACCTGATGTTCCTAAAGTACCTATATGGATATTCCAAAATTCTCCATTAAAAACAGGAAAATTTTCAGTAGATACTATGGCACTTTGAGATTTATATAATGTAAGTTTACCATATTGAGTTGAATCATTAAATGTTTCTATATCACTTCCATTATAAGGTTCTATTATTAAATTAAGTGTATTTGCATCAACTGTAGTTTGTAATCCAAATAAATGATAATGTTGGGCCCCATTTCTTTTTGGTTTAATTTGGAATTCTACTGTTTTGGCAGACGCTGATAAAGCATCTGTTAAAGAAGAAGACCAATTAGTTTTAATAAAATGCCCATTACTTCCTGTTGATATTCCTTCTAAAGCATAACTAAATTTGTCATGTGTAAATGTTTTAAAAGTAGTTTTATCAGTAGTAGAACCACCAAATTCTTTTATATTTAAAATTGTAGAGGGAATACCATAACTTGTAATTAATGCTCTAATTCCCCTTTCAGTACCTTTAGTTTTTAAAAGATATGGTAAGTTATGGTAAATTCTTTTCCATTTTTCTTTTGTTATATCTGATTTAGGTAGAGAACCATCATTAGAAGCAGTAACTAGAGTTATACCTGATCCCGTTTGATGAAGTATAGTACCATCTTTATTTATACCTGTTAAGTAGCTAAATAGGTCTTCATTTTCAAATTCATCAAATACTTGTATGCCTAATCCCTTTAAAGCATTATAGACTAAATCTTTATCAATACCCCTATTTATTTTATTTTCTGCTCGTTTATTTTCAGTTAATGATTTAATATATAACCAAGATTGATCAAAATGTTGACCAATCATATCAATAAATAATTTATATTGATTATTATTTGAATCATTTTTAATATATTCAGGAATTAATTTATTTAAATTATATACATTTTGATCATCAAATTGAGAAGCGGAGTAAATTTGCCCCCCATAATATGTACTTTCTCCTTTATTACTTCCAAACCAAGTTAATGATTGGGGATCAGATATATTATGTTGGGTATAAGGTTTAGTTAAATTTGATTTAGGCCATGAATATGTACCAGATTCATAATATAAAAACCTTTCATATCCATCAAATCCATTTACAACTTTTTTCTTTTTGTCTTCTATAGATTTTTTACTATTTAAAGTTACAATAGAAGATGAAGCTTCTCCTTCTATACTATTAATATTAGTTACTTGTGTGTTATATAGTTCTATTAACTTTAGTTTATATTTAAAATTATTTAATCTTTCTGTAGCTGAGCTAAAATGAGTAAAATTTTCAAAGTGATATCCCGAATCTGTTGTTAGATTGTTATACTCGATATTAGGTTCAAGATTATTATTTAAATAATTTTGGGTATTTTCATAACTTGATGTTATTCCTCCTCCTAATATTTCATCATAAGTTTTAAATTCTGAGGGTATAGAACTATTTAATCGGGTATCTATTTTAAAATTGGGTCCCGCAATTAAAATTGTAGAATCAGTATCACTAAGGGGAGTAAGGGTTAAATTAAGAAAAGCGGGTTCAATTAAATCTTCAACTATTCTTAATGTAAAAGTATTAGCAATAGTTAAGGGTAAAGGGTCTAATAATTTAATTAATAAAGAATAATCATCATTTGATTTATCTAAAAATATATTAACCGCAGTTATATTTACTCCGTTTCCAAAATTTAGGGTAAAATCTTTAAAAAATAATGATTCATTTATTTCATTACTAAATATATTATATCTTTGTTCTAATTGAGTATTAGTTAATTCAAGTGTATTTATCCTAATTTCTCGTCTTGAATTAGATATTTCATTTATAGAAAATGATTTTAAAAAATTATTTATAATTTTTCTTCTTTGAAATCTATATTCTACTTTATATTTACCTGAGTTAAAATTTAAATTTCTTAAATCTTGTTCAGGATTTACTAATACTTCATTTGTGGTATTATCTAATTGTGTGCCTTCTTGAGTAAAAGTATAATTTTTAAAATCACGTATATGTGAAATTAATGTATTGTTAGAATCATATACATTAAATTCAATATTATCTGTGTCTTTTCCAAATGTATTATATAGATTTACAATTTTATTAGAATTGTTGGTGATGTTTTTGATAAATTTAGGTAGATTCTTTTTTAATTTTTTCATCTATTATCTTTTTTCATTTCTTACAGATATATCTTCAATAATAATATCTGGGGAATTATTAGTAAAGTTTACTATTCCACTAGTATATTCATGAACCCAATCTTTTTTAGATCCTCTTCTATCTACCCTACCAAATACATCTATTAAATAAAAATCTGGTTTTCCTTTAAATTCAAAAGTTTCTTTTCGGTATTGGTTATAGCTACCTTCTTTAATAGTTTTTAAACCTTCAGCATCTGTAAAAGTGACTTTGTATTTTTTCCTTCTTCTGTCTTTCTTCTTTCCTAACTTACTACCCCCTTCTAATGTTAAATTTACTTTAATAGTTTTTTCTATTTTTTCTTCTAATTCAACTTCACTAATATCTCCTAATAATAATTGATTATTTAAATCAAAAATTTGTTGTTCTAGATTTTTAATTAAATCATCTTTAGGATCTTTATAATCCCCATAAAATTCTGTACTTTGGTCTATTAAAGTTTTATGTGAAGTTGTACCATTTTTAGGAATATCATAAAATAATTGATTATAATAATTAAAAAATTGATCAACTGATACTAATTCTAATTTAGGTATTAATTCAGAAAAAGTTCTATCAATAGATTTATCTCCTATTTCACTATTAACTGTGGGCTTATCAATTTTTATGATTTGTGGATTCATTATCTAACTACTTTAAAATGGTAATTATTATCAAATATTTCTGTACCATCATTATTTATATGTTTAAATAATAAACGATAATATCTTTCAGGTTGCAGTCCCTTCATATAAATTTTAAAATACATTCCTTCAGAATCAGCACTTAACTTAGTAAATTCATCATCAAAGGGGATTATTTCTTCTTCTGTGTGTGCATCTCTTATACTATAGTATGAAGATGTAGTAAAATATCCTACATTTAAATAATTTGAAGTAGTTGAAAATATTCTATTTGGGTATTTGTCTCTTACATTTAATCTAAAAATAGATTCTTCATTAATATTGTATTCTTCTTTATTTCTGTATAGAGAAACATTTAATTCTCCCTTATTTTTTGCTAAAGATTGGGAATTATGAATACTATCATCCCATTTAAATGTAAGTTTAGGAGGAAATATTGTATGTGTATCTACTGAAAAATAATTTAGAGTACCTCTACTACTTGATTCATCATCTTCAATATCATTAGAATATTTTATTAAAAAACCATTATTAGGAATTAATAAATTAGCGTGTTTATTAATTATAGAAGTAACATTTAAATTTAAATCTAAATTATCTTCATTATTAAATTCTTGAGTACTTGAGTATTCACTACCTGTGTACCATACGCCCCCACCACCTTCTATATTAGGAGCTCCAATAGAACCTGTAGTTTCAGGTGCAAAATTTATAGAAGACCATTCTGTTTTAGATGTTGAGTTATCTCTATATAACCAAGAACATCCATTTGAGGATGATGGTAAATTTGAATATCTTCCAGTTCCTTCATTCCATGACTGTGAAACTGCAAATGTTTCTATTTGTTGTACTGATGCTAAATTTTTGTGTTCAGTAGAAAATAGTTGTAAACTAGCAGAAAAAGGTAATCCTTGAATTTTACTTGAAGATATTAATTGAATTTTAGATGTATCAAATTGTAAAAGAATCCTTGAAGGGTAATATATACCATTACTACCTTTTTCTTTTACCAATTCTAAAATTTCGTCGATGCCCGTATTTAAAGTATCCCTATCAGGGTTACTATATAATGTTGCATCTTTTACGGGAAATATTGAATAATAAGCCATATTATGTTATAATTTGTCCTTTAATATCTGTGTTGGGGTATTTAATTTCAAAAATACAAGGATCTAAAGATGGAAAAATTACATCATCTATAGTTGCTGATTGAATGTCATATTTGTATTTGGAGTAGCCTAAAGATTCACCTGATTCATTATTATAAATAATATCTTGTACTGATTGTACTCCTATTATGCCTATTATTGTATTAACTATTTCAGATTTAATAATAGGTTGACCTATTTGCCACTTGTCTATATTAAAAAATTTCTGTACTTCTTGAATACAATTTAGTAAGACTTCTTGATTATTAAAACCAGGAGATACTCTAATTTTAAAATTAATACTTATATTGACTACAAATGCATCTTTAATATTAATAGCATCTGTTAACATTCTATATTGTTCTAGGTAAGTAGATAAGTTAATTTTAGTTGTATTAGATAAAGTAGATAAATTTTTATTAATATCATATCCTAAAGTATATAAATTTAAAGCAAGTGGATTTGGAATTCTTAAATTATCTTCTGTGTTTAAGGGATTTATCTGGTCATCTTGGGTTATAAAGGCTTTAGCTATATTTCCAAATCTAGAGGGCATAGATAAAGTTCTTAAAATATAATCATCTTTAGTTACTGTTCTTTTCTGGGCGGCAAAATTAGCCATTGAATTGAATCTAATTTCTTCAATACTTTCAGCATCTCCCCCTCCTGTAGCTGCTTGAGGATTATTAGAAGCTATACTAGCTATAATAAAACTTCTTGTATTTGTATTTAAATTAGGTTTAGTAACAGTAAAAATAGTTTCAGGTTTATTAATAGTATTTGAAGCAACATTAGAAGAAAATCCACCCCCTATTAGATAGGTTACAGTTAATGTAGTATTAGAGGGAGCTTTACCATATGTTCCTGTGAATAAAAAATTAGAGGGATCATATGCTCTATCTAATTCATTTCTCCCATCACTAATTCCTAATCCTATATTAGTGGGGTTGGGGATTATAGTTTCATCATTATTACTTAAAGTACCTGCGCCAAATTGTAGTTCTAAATTGGTATTGGAAGTAAATCTAGAAGTGAATCTTCTTGGTACTCTTTTTATTTCCATTAAATAGGGAGATGATTGTTTATCATTATATAAAATAGAATCATTTGCTTTACTATTTATTTGGTCACTAAATATAGTATCTTGGGCTAAATAATCTACTTCTGTATATATATTACCATTAATGTCTTCTACTTTCTCTATTCCTATTATATTATTATCATTTAAATTTAATTTTAAAAATTTTTCAGCTGTTCCCACTGAAAAAGTTGTTGTTTTTCTAACTGCTGATATGACTTTAATATTTTTTTTAAGTAAGTAGTATTGAGGGTTTCCATCTCCATCTATTTGATAAACACTAATATCTGTAGGATCTGATGATGATGAAATATTAAAATCAATTAATTGTTCAGTAACAAAACTGATTCCTCCTTGTGTAGAACTAAAGGATGAACCTTCTCCCATAGTTAATGCATAATCATAATCAGGAGTATAATTATTATCCGTTTTAGCAGGAAGTAATTGAAAAACTTCTAATAGGGTACTAGAGGCTTTTGTAACTTTAGGTCTATATCCTAAAGAATATGCTAAATTAAATAAATTCTTTTTTTCTTGGGATAGTAATAAAAATGTTTCTTGTAATTGAGTATCAGTGTAATAAGAAAGTACATCCCCCACATATGCCGCCATTTCTAAAAACATCATACCCGGAGAACCTTCAGAAAAATCATTAAATGTTTGGGGATAGTATGTTTGTGTATATTCAATTAATTGATCCCTTAATGTATTAAAGTCTTTGTTAAGATATTTAATATCTTTTTGGGGTGTATTATTAGTAGTAGAATATGCCATTATTTAGTTTGTTTTTTGTTCATATGGTAAAGGACCTCTTTCATCTATACTTCCTATCCCAATTTGAATGGCATCTTTAGTACCGTTTAAATTTGAAATATATTCTACATTAATCCTAATTGTATTTGTATTAATATCTTTATCTATGTTAACATTAGATATAGTAATCATTCTACTTAACCTTTCATCTTGAGATACTGCTTTTTGAATTTTCTCTTGTAAATTTTCTTTATTTATATTTTGTTCAAAAAGTAAACTATTTAACCCAACCCCAAAAAATGGTTTATTTATTAATTCTCCAGGTTCAGTTAGAATTATATGAACTAAATTTGATTTAGTTTGATCTTTAGTAGTATAATTGATATTAAAAACACCAGGTCCATTAAAAGGTAATGATACCCCCACTCCTGTAGAAGAAGATAAGTCTAATGGGTCTATCTGTTTTTTTATCTGTGCCATTAGGGTCTACTATTTTTCTTTTTATCTATAGCTCTCATTAATTCACGATAATCTCTATTTACTACATTTGAAACTTCAGTTGGCATTGGTGCTTCTGGTGTTAATGTTGATTCAAGATTTGTATTGCCTTGAGCAGTTTCGTTAAGTAAATCATTTAAAGTACCATTTTGTGAAAAGTTTTGGGAGATAGGTTTACCCATAATCTTTTCTTTTAAAGAAGTTTGTACATTTTGTGGTATTGGTGTACGTTGTACTTGTTGTTCTACGATTGTAGGTTTTAATTCATCACGTAAGTCTTCCTTAAGTGTTTTAATTTCACGTCGAAGAGCATAATCTATTTCTTCTCTTACGACTTTTCTAAATAATTTTTCAAAAGCGCTTGCCTTCATAATAATTGTGTTTGTTAATAAATATCAGTATAAGGTTTTTTTCTGTATCTTCTAAAGTATTTTGGTGGAATATTACTAATTCCATTAGTAGTTCCATATAATGGTTCTTTATCAGATAGGTTAACATTACCTTCACTAGTTAAAAATGATTCTAATTCGGGGTATTGATTATATAAATCTTCTATATTATCTATCCCTCCATCTATTTCTTCATATCCTTCTAATAAAGGTAATAATAAATTTATATATAATCCTTCTAATGTGTCTAATAAATTTAATATATAATCTTCAAGTTGTTCAATTTTTTCTATAGCAGAGGGTATAACACCCCTTACTGAACTAGTAACTTTATTTATTGTTATAATAATATCAGCTACATCTCCTACCACTGCTACTAAATATCCCGCAAATCCTATTAATTTAAGTTTTTGATCATTAAGTGGAATTGCAGCTGAAGCACCCCCTGGTGCCGCACCTGCGGTTGTAACTGAAGCTTTTAAACCTGTTAAAGCTATTTGTATAGGGGGGATAAATTTATTAATGGTTTTAGATATGTCTGAAAGATCACTAATTTTAGTATCTATCTTTTTTAATTTATTACTAAGAAGTTCCATTTTTTTTCTAGAATTTTCTACTTTAAATAATATAGCTTCTAATTTATTTTTTGTTTTAGTATAATATTGTTCTGCTTCTTTAGGATTATCTTTAGATAAATTTGTAAAATCATTTGTAATTTTTTCAGAAGTAGGAAGTTGTTGAAACGCAGTTTCTTTAACTTTTTTAGTCCCTTCTTCTTTGATACCTTTTTTTATATCTCTTAATAAGCCATCAGTTTGGTTTTTAAATAATGCAAATATATCTCCTACTGCCATTATACTAAGTTAATTCTTTTACTCATTATATTTTTAATATTATCTTTTAAGATTTCTAAATCATCGTATCTACCTTGTAATTGGGATTTATTATAAGTAGCTCGAGTACCTGTTACTTTATCAGTACAATTTAAAGAAAATTTTTGTCTCATATCATCCATAATACCCGATATAATATCTATTAATTCATTTAGCCATTTTTCTGTTTGATTTCCCAATACTGCCGGTTCATTAGCATAAGTATTATCATATCTTAAACCTAAAATTATTTTAGGAGCATTAATTATAAATTTATTAGTCCCATTATTAAATGTATCAAAATGAAAATCACCATTAGTACTAAATCCTATAGCTTTATTTGAAAAGAGTAAAATAGAATCCTCTTTAGCATTAAAAATTAAGCGATCAGAATTTATTATTACTTGTTTTCCTATATAATTATTTGGTGCTTCTGGTATATAGCTCATTATTCTAAAATTAAGTCTTCTTCAAAAGGTTCAGTTAATTGATCTTCAGGTGACATATATGGTTTGTCCATCCCTCTACCGTATGATTGCATATTTTTAGATGCAACTTTAAAATTGCTAATATTTTGATTTGAGGTTAAATATATAGATGAATCATCATTATTTATATCTTCTACATTAGGGTTAAAAGTCTCATCATTAATATTGTTAAATTGACCATTTCTAATAATAATAATAGGGTCACTATTTTCCCCATTTTGTGACCAAGGATTTAATGGTTTTGATGTACTTCCTAACCTGATAGAATTCCCTAATCTACCTTCTAAAATATTATCACCCTCAAAAGGTCTTAGGGGTTTAATAAAATCCTTTTCTAAAAAAGTATTACCTAAAGGAATATTTAAAGAATTATCTTGTGATGTTTTTATAATTCCATTTTGAGTATTTGAAAAATTATTTGTATTTGTATAATACTCTGTAAGGGGCATTGCATTATGGTGTGGGTTATTCCATATATTAATACTAGGTAAATATAATTTTATTTTTTCTTTACTCTTATTATCTTTATTTATAATAATTTCAGTTAATAAAACTATTTCATTAATTAATGGAAGGTATTTTTGATATGAAAATAATGGTTTGGCAGTTGGTAAAGTTTCTGAGTTACTTACCCCCTTATTAGATGAAATGTCCCCGTAAAAAATAGTACCAATAGCATCAACACCTCCTAATGAAGTTGCTCGAGGGTGATCAGTATTTAAAATAATATCTATTACCCTAACACTAATAAATTCTTTTTTTGAAGATAAATCTCCTCCTGATGTTGTACCTAATTTAAGAAGTTTTGACATCTTTTTCCTTTTCTGATATTTCTTCTACAATATTTTGTAGTTGATCCATTTCTTCTGAAGTTAACATATCTCCCCCACCACCTGTAGCATTACCTGTTGATAAACGTTGAACTATAGAAGCCATTTTTAGTAAATGATCATCGTTTTTAACGCTAATTTCCATGTATTCTTTAATTAGAGGAACTACAACCGTAGCGTCCCCCAAATTTTGTATAAGTGGTCTTAATTCAGATATAAGTTGACCAATTTGTTTGCCTTTTTTCTTTTGATTAACGTGGATCTCTTTAAGGAGATCAGAAAAGGTTTTATCGTCAAATATTACTTGTTTTAATGAATCCATATTGTATTTTGTTATAAATATAGATTTTTTAAACTCTTACATATCCTGTTTTATCATACTCAGCGTATAATTCGTGGTATTTTTTCTTAAGTACTTTAGTTACTTTAGTAATTACGGGAGTGTCTACGTTTGTAATTTCACGAATGTAAATGTAAAGGGCCTTTTTATTAAAAATCTCTAAATTTTCTCTACGTTTAAATAAAATATTAACAGCATCACACACTTTTCTATCATGGTCTTTTTTAAATAATCTAAACATGTGTTTATCTATGTATGCTGTGAAATAATCTATAAAATCTTTCATGTCTTCTTTACGTTCAGGACGTCCAAGTTCATGAATTACTTTATCATCTTCATCAGCTGCTAATACGTCTGCTTTAATTTTTTTCTTCTTATAATTTGTATTGTTATAAAGAATAAGGTAATTTTTACCCACAATTGAAAAATAACTAAATGCTTTAGAACCTTTAGTTGGGTCAAAATAATGAAGTTTTTCTAAAAGAAAACAAACAACTTCGTGTTTTAAATCTTCTAATGATTCAACTTCTGTGTAGTAAAATTTAAAGGTGTGAATAAGATTTTCAGCTAATTTATAAAACGAATAATTTATACGGTCGTTGAATATTTTATTTCGAGTTGCTTCATGATCGGAAGCTAAATACTCACCAATAGCTAATTCAGTGTCGTGGGTAAAATACATTCTAGTACTTTTTCTTCCACGTTTCTTCTTCGGAGTAGGAGAACCGACAGTTGTCGGTTCTTTTTTTTCTGTTTTACTCATTTTTATTTCATGCGAAATTCGTTTAAAGCTTCTTGAATTTTTTTAACTTCTTCAAAAAACCAACCTATTTCGTCATCTGCGTAAAATACCCCTTTATTATCTACTTCTTTTAATCGGGTATCGCAAGCTGCAATTGCTTCGCTTTGTTTGTTTATAAAATCCTCCATCGCTTCATTTTTCTTAATAAGATTTCTTATTGCAACAAAAGATGCAGAAATCGATAGAGTTAATAAAATTACTAA